ATTGAGCATCTCCACCACCCTAAACTTCCTACCAGTAGCAATGCATACCCCCTCACAATCCTTGTCACAGTCCACCTCAACAGCCTTAGCTGCCAAGGTGAGTGTGTCTACGGGTATGTCACAGCAGGTCACACACCACCTGTGAAGAAGGCTACCGTGTACAGTACGCATAACAAGACTGCTACGTGTACCAATGTTTGTTCTCTTAAACTCTTCATAAATATTTCCTTAATAAGTAGTTGAGGCTTATCTCAGCGACATCAGCGCCACCGTCTTTGACCTCGTTCAGTTGTATAATACCATGCCAATGCTCGTTACCTTGAACACCCATGTACTTCTCTTTGTGTTGATAGAAGCTACCTGCTACGATACCAAGCCGTCTAGTACCATCTCCTAGGTAGTGCTTACCCATCTTCAACCCTTGTGTGTGCCCTTGTATGAAGCTGAACCCTGCGTTCTTAAGCATCGTATCAATAGCACCACCAAGAGGAGCCTTCTTAGCTGAGTGAGGGTTGACGAAGTAGTGTGCAAACCTAATGCCCTCTATCTCTTTCACCTCTAAGAAAGGAACCACCTCGAAGCCATAACCTTCTAGTAGATCAGTTGTATCCTCTAGGAGGAAGCCTTGCAAGATGGGGTGACGTTCTACCAGTCGTGGTATACGTACCTGTGGGTCGTGATTACCAACACAGTATATCATCTTAGGGCGATACACCTTCTTCTTGTTAGCTAATTGCTTAGCTTGTAGCTTCAACAGGGGGTGCATGAACAGAGCCAAGGCTGCATTACCTGCTCGTAAGTCCTCCTTCAACTTCAACCCCTCAGCTTCTAGGTTGGTGTTAAACATACTCAAGCTAGGACAATCCCACCAGTCACCTAGCAACACCACCGTGTCAGGACGATGCTTGACTAAGTAGTTACCTGCTGCTCCTATGTGATTAGTTGGTACACCTTCCTTAACCTGTGTGTCTGGTATAACTAATATTTTCATAGAATCATATCCTCCATTAACGCATTCAACTCTTCCAAGGAAGGAGCAGATGTTAGTATTAGTTCCTCTGACGAGAAGAGTTGCCGTATCCTAACGTGTAAGTTCTTCTGATCTTGTTTGCTTCCGAAGTAACTACTTTCGTACTTGCCATTAAAGTAGAGACAGACATAGTTGCCTTTAGGGACAAGAGTAACCACATCCCCTTTCTTTTTAAAAATACTCATACTACTACCTCATTGAATTGTGTTGTGTTTCTATCCCAATAGAGGTCGCAACTTCCCACCTCACCAAACTCACGATCATCCAGTAGTACAAGCTTACGCATGTTCCGTTGTTCTGGATCAATGTCAGGGTCTTTGTTTCCTTCCAAGCCAAACATGTAGTTACATGAGCGTCCCATTGCTCTACTACCTGCAAACTGACCAGTCAACACCTTACCACCACGGTCATGTGGTAGGCCACCATCAGGGTTACGTAGGTGACAGAAGATGAACACCACGATGTTAAGGTCGAGAGCCATAGCTGCTAACTCCTGTGCAATCTCTTGCAACTTAGTGTTAGCATCTGATGGGCTCATACCATTAGTCATGTTGGTGATGGGGTCAATGAATACAGCCTCAACCCCCTCAGCTACAGCAGCCTTGATGTCTCCCTTAAGCGTCTCCCAGCCCATATGTTGATAGAGGTTAAGCATTGCAAGCTTACCGCTCATCATCTTACCTGCCTCATCATATGCCTGCTCATCGAACGCCACCTTAGGGTCATGGAAGATACGATTCACCATCTTACCTGCCACCATCTTATACGTCTTAGCGTTAGCCTCCTCAGGCTTAGCCATTAGTATAGCCCATCCATGCTCCTTCATAAGGTGAGCACCTACAGCATTCACCACCTCACTCTTGCCCATCTTCTGTGCTGCACCTAGGTAGATAGTTTCTCCCTTACGTATACCTCGTGTCATGTCAGTGATCTTCTTCCAAGGCCAACTCACCCCGAACTTAGCTGGTTCCTTAGCTTTCTCGTGAAGACTTTCTCCCCAAACAATCTTGCTGTTCTTATTCGGGGCAGCATCAAACAACACTTCCTTGGCACAGGCTTTAGACTTCCCCGCAACAAGACATGCATTGGCATCCTTCTCAGGCAATGAAGCGACGTACCAATCCCCACAGACCTTTTGGACAACTGACGTTGCTGCGTCCTGTCCGGCTTTATCCATGTCGAAGACCAGTACCACCTCTTTAAAGATTTTCTGTATCTTTGGTAGTAGTCTTGAGAGATCACGTACTGCTGAAGCTGAACCATGAGGAAGTGATACGACGGCCGGATCGTAGTCAGCCCACTTAGTCCCCCTGTTCTTGTCCTTAAGAATTTGCCACAGTGCTGCTGCATCTTCCTCTCCTTCAGTTATTAGTAGTCGCTTAGCTCCAGTAGCCTTAGCTTGTTCCCAACCGAAGAGATCAACCTCCCTCTGATCCCCTACAGACCATGTTTGCTTAGTCTCAATCACCTTGTTCTTATACGAACGTAGCCTACCGTCCAAGGTGTAGGGTCTGTGTAGGATGGCAGGTGTTACACCATCTGTCTGACTAACCCCTATCTTATAACCAAAATACTGTAGTGTTTCTTTACGTAGCTTACGATCAGGTAAGTCCTGAACACCACACTCTTGCACCTCCTGTATCTCTAATTGAATTTGTTCCACTGACTTCTTGATAGGGGCAGGCGGCTTGTATCCGACAGGCTTATCACCATACGGATCATCCACATACACCCCACAAGCAAAGCAGTGCCCGTTGTAACTCCCATCATCTTGAACAAACACCTGCAAACCACTACGGCTCCCACATGAATGCTCAATCTTCTCGACACAAGTGCCTGCCATGTACTATTCTCCTTTCAACGTCCCTAACTCTTTGTGAATGGATAAGAGCTTCTCTTCAAGCTCCTCTATCTTAATGTCCTTGTCAGACTTGCTAGGTTTGATGCGGTACTTCTCCACGTCAGAAAAACAAGGTCTGTCTGTAAGAATCCAATTACCTGTTGACTCGTAATACTCTATCTCAGCCCCCTTAGCCCATGCTATAATGATGTCAGCATGTTTATGGGGAGGGTTGGGATATTCAGGTACAAAGTTGAACTGACTCTCGTGGCATAGAAAGGAATGCCCTTTCAAATACAAGTCACCGCTACTCATCATACTGTAAATCTCGTACTCCTTACCACACTGTATCCCTCTCCGAGTCATCCCAGTACGTACTACCTTATCGCCTGCCTTAAATTTTTTCATATAATTTTCTCACAAATGGGAAGGTATTGCACGATGATAGCATTAATGCTTGCTGCATAGTACAGTACCTAAAATAGTTAGTATTCTCAACTAATATTACACTTCTTTACATGTTCTTAATAGCATGGAAGTAGTCATCTAACGTACTACCCTCCAACCCACAGGCTGTATTAACCTCATACACCCATGCTCTGTCGTTCTTCTCGTCATACCCTATGTCAACAGCACCGAAGTCTAAACCCATCGCTTGTACAGCTAGGTATGCTTGGTGGTCTACATCAACAGGTACAGGCCGCCCCTCATTACGTGCAAAGATGAAACCTCCTGCTAGGTTACGTATACGCCAGTTAATAGCGTCGTCCTCTAGCTCCTCCTTACGAGCCTTACGTTGACGAGCAATGATGTTCCCTTGGAAGACATGTATACGATATTCATACTTCTTAGGGATGTACTTGGTGTATAGAGGAGCATCTGCTATATAACCTTCAGGCTCTACAATCTCAATACCCTCACCAGAGTTGGCCTTAAGCTTGTGTCTAAGGATGACAGTGCTTTTATTGCCCCACTCGAAGGCCACCTCCTTATCGGTTGTAAAGGGCACTACGTTCACCCCCATGTCTTTCATAGCATTGAAGGATAAAAGCTTGTCAGCGGCCACAGAGACAGCCTGAGGGCTATTCACCCACACTATACTAGGGTCACGAAGGTTAGGGGGTAGGTTTTCCTCAGTACAACCCCAATTGATGACACGTTTACGGGGGCTATTTATCCAATTGCTCCCCTCTCGGTTGATACGTAAGATGCGGAGAGCCTTCGATAGTAGCTTACCACTCTTACTCCCTGCCTTGTATGGCAGGAGGTATGTCTTTAATCGTTTCATACTTCCTCCTCCTCCTCATCCAAGTGTTTCTCAACGAAACCCTGCCAAGCCTTGTCTATTGCAACTCTCTGCCGTCTAGCATCCTCTGCCATAAGAGCCACCTCCTCAACCTTAAGACCTCCAACCTTAAGACCCTCAGCACCGACACCCAGCTTTCTCCACTTCTCATCACGAGCCTTTACCAGAGCAGCGTGATGCCTGTCCAGAGCATTGTTAGCCTTATGCACAGGAACCTCAGGAGCTTGTCTCTGTACAGGGGCAGCATGTATAAGAGGTAGCACCCTACGAAAGGACTCCTTCATGCTGCTGTCCAGTAAGCCTATGTTAAGCTTAGACATCAACTTAAGACCGAACACCTCAACACCTACGTTAGTTGGTGTCTTACCTTGTACAAGGGCAGGTATCTTGTCTCGACTACCAAG